TATTGCTTTCCAGAGAGGGATGCACTCCGAGATTCGTAGTCGCTTCAGGAACGATGATCTTAAACATCAATGCGCCCCGCTGACGATAGCCTTCATCATAGCGAATTGTCCTACCAAATCCTCTGAGTCAGCCATTGATTGAATGGTCAGATTCATGTTATTGGTTGTCTGAGGACTTACCGTAACCCGCTCTCCAGGACTAGCCCGGAAAGAAACAGTTTGACTATCCGCCCCTCCTTGTCCTCCCACAATGAAGGAACCGCCATGTTGGAACTTTTGAATTCCGTCTTTAGTAGTTGAAAGCAACATCATATCTTCCAATGAGGAAGGAACTTTCCCAAGTTCTCTATTCATATTGATAGCTGCAATTTCGACATTGCCTATTTGCGTTTGGAGTTTCAAGAGATCATCGACAAACAATCCCGATTGATCTCCAGCCTCTTCCATCTTGTTTGCAGAAGAACCGATAGCGTCAATAAGCCTTTGAGCAGATTCGTCAATAAGTCCTAATCCTTCTGGACCGGCAAGCTTACTAAGTGCTGTCAATTCCTCCTCTGTCAATCCTCCCTGCATCAATCTTTGCTGTGCCAAATCGAAAATCATCCTCTTAGTTTGCTCATCCCAGGCCGCTGTTACATCTTCAATCTTTGCCTGAACTGAGGACATACGCTCGTTGTATTCGGCATCCAAAGTCGCAAGTTCTTCCGCGCTAATACTTCCCAGTTCTTGGATTACTTCCCCTTGTTCTTTGATCTCATTCGTTAGTTCAGCGACCTCCATTCGTGCGGCTGCTTTGGTTGCATCGCTTGTTGCATCTGTGAAGTCGGACATCCTTAATCGTGCAAGGAAAAGATCGTCCTTGAGTTCTTTCATATGATCTTTAGCCGCTTCCAAGTCTTCCAGTCGTTTGACTTCCAGATCGATTCCGGCTTCAATCCTCTCTTTGCTTAGGTCTCTCATTTCCTGATGCAAGTCTTCTACTGTTTCCCGAGTATCGAAGAAGTCCTCAGTAAGATCCGTTTTGATTAGCAATCCAAGATGCTTAAGGGCCTCTTCAATTTGCTCGGGCAGCATCCCGATGGTTTCTTCGGCAACTTCCGCAATGCCCTCAAGCGAACCCGTAATATCGTCTGCTGCTGTTTCTGCTGCCTGTCCCATTCCAAGCCAGCGTCCAATCTGACTATTTGAAGGAACAGTACCCTCTAGTCGATCCCCCATCTCGTCCATAAGTGCGGGCATCGCTTCCGCAATACGGAACCAAGGCAAGAGTCCTTCGACCAGGAAAGAACCAACACCGATCTTAGCCGCCTCTACGCGGTCTTCCCACTCATCTAAAGCAAGTTCCCATTCTCGGGTCTTGGCTACAGATTCCTCAGTCAGGATAAGATTCTCCTGAATAGCCGCCGCATTCTCTCGAAGTGCATCCCCGCCCTCAGCCAATAGAGGATTAAGGACAGCCCAATTTCTACCGAAGATCTTGGACATCCTCGCGGCTCTATCGGTAGCCTTATCCATCCCCTGAAGTTCATCAGCTAACTTAGCCAAGTTTTCAATCGAAGGTTCAAAGCCATTCTTGGCGGCCATCTGCATTGCGGTGCGTACTTCTTCAATTGAAATCTTGAAGTCGTCTGATACCTGAATGAGGCGGCTGGTTTCCTCGGTGGAGATCCCGAGGTTTGTAGAGAGTTCTCTTACCTGTTGACCATATTCAACGTAGGCCCCAATCGTCGCGTCGAGACCTCGGCTAACCGTGAAAATGGCTGCGGCGCCTGCTCCAAGGACTTTAGTGAAATCCTTGAAAGAGGCCATGACCTGATCTGTTTTCTTAGCGGCTTCTCCCAGACCTTGATTGAAATTCTTCAAGGTCGGAGTGGCTTTATCACTGGCCTCCAAAATGATACGCAGCTTGCTCTCAGCCAAGGTCGGTCAACTCTTTCAGCATCTTGATCTGATCGGGGGTCATATTCTTGAGTCCGCCGCGCTTGTGCATCTTCCAGAGATCATAGGAATTGGCGCAGGCGAGCATACGATCAAGTTCACCAGCGCGTTGATCGTCCGTCCCGCCCGCGCGGGGGAGAACCCCCCAGTTCCGCCATTTGAAGAGGCGAGAGAGTTCGGGCGGCGGCGCACCATTACCATCGGCGTACCGCACCACCGCCCGAATCATTCCGGGGGGATTTTTAGCGCCTGCGCGATATGTGAATCTAGTTTCTGTGCCAGCCATGCTACAGCAGCAGGCTTCATGCCACCCACATCCTCAGCATGGACAGTGTTCAAGATGCCTGCCTGACAAGCGGCCCGCACATAGTTCCCCAATCTCTGAGGGGTGGATTGGTCAAAATACTTCTCCCCCCCCAGATCGCGCAGAGCGACGAAGTAGGCCTCAACATGCTTCTGAAGAAGCTCATCCTGAAGTTCAGCAGAGACACCCAAGGACTTATGCTCCAGCTTCATGCAGTCACGCCTTTCAGAAGCTCGGCGGTCCTCATCGTGAATGAGAAGGTCAGAGGATCAGGAGAAGCAGCATCCCCACCCAGCCACGGCGCAGCGGTGATCTTTCCGGTTCCGGTGAAGGCGATCTTCCCCGTCCCTGCTCCACCCTGCGGACTCCAGCGTAGCCTGATCTGAGTACCGTCCGCGGCTTGATGATATGTAACGAACTTTGAGAATGGGTCAGCGGCGGCTTCGGTGAAGACGCACATATAGGTGACATCTACAGGAGCGCGCTTCCCGAAGGTCACAATCCCCGTATCTCCATCAGCGGTATAGACCTCACCCGCGGAACGCTCACCGCCTGCAACTTCTACGGTGTTCGCCCATCCAGAAATGTCAACAAAAGTTCCGCTAGCGGTTCCGTATTCCACTTTCGCGTTGACGAAACTGATTCCACCAGTAGTTTGTGGCATTACTCCTTCTCCTTCTTAGCTTCCTTGACTTCCTCAATGGCTTCGGCTTCCAGAAGAACCTTGGTCCCTGGATTAGAGACCTCCAATTCGATCTCGTTTCCCTGATGGACATTCTTATCCGGAAATGCGAGAAAGCCTGCCTTTACGATATAGCGTTTCTTAGCCATGTCCCTCCACCGTGGTTACGAGCGCCCAATACTGCCGCTCGCCTACGACCTCATTCGATGACAATGTTACAGTCCAGTTGATCGGTCCCCTCCCCAGCATCTTGGCATTTGTGGGCGTGATCGCCCTCAAAGAGGTAGAGATCGCATCCACCAAATCTACTACCTTGGCATGGTTCAGAGGAGATGTATCCTGAGCCGTTGGTTCCACTACAATTACTAACTGTCCTCTGAATGTCGGCCAGCCTCCCGATGCTTGTACGGTTAATGGTCCCTCCTCTCCCTCCACAGCTCTAGGAAACGCACAAGGAAGATCAGCCGTCTCTACTCCCGCTGGGGGGCCATCGAAGTATCTCTTGACTCCCGTAATGGTAATGTCCGCCAGGTTGTTGATGAACGTGTTGTATGTCGTCAGAGTCAACGAACATGCCTCTTCCGGTAGAATTCCAGGGCTTGCTTCACATCGTTTGGAACCTGGGAGGGAAGGATTGTCACCCCAGAATCCGTCAGAAGAGGACGGTCCAGATCAGAGCTTGTATCCTTCTGCCGGTAGAGGAAGGCCGCCAACCGAGTGGTCGCTTGTACGATATCCGATGGAGCAGTCTGGGAATATCTCCAGGAGGCTTTAACTTGAATTCCCTTTTCGGGATCGTCCTGATAGTCCCATTCCTTGTTCGCTGAAGCCAAGAGCTTGATTGCATAGTAAGGCTTGTAGTTCCTGGGAATGGTGACATAGGAGGACGTTCCGATAGACTCTGATCCTGCTCCAGCATCGGCCCGATTGTAGATCGTAGAGATAGAGAATACGTCCTCATCGAAGTACAGCGTCCGATCTTCCACATCCTCTACAGCATCAAAGTACCTTGTGCTTGTGGAAGTCCCATCGAAGATCCGTCCGGTGTAGCTCTCTACGAACTTCTGGGCCCTGGAAACCAAATCTCCGATGAGCGTATCATCGGCCGTCCCAGACGCGCCGACGTAAGCCTTGACCAGAGATGATGTAGTGTACGTCACCTCTTGGGCCTGCCTGCTTTCTTCTTGGGAGGTTCTTCAACTTTCGAATTCAGATCCTCTACTAGCTCCACATCTCCAGACCTCAAGAACAGTTCTGCGCGGTCATCGCCCCAGACCTGTATCTCACCAGCGTCGATGGCCCATCCATTGCCCTGAATACCAACCTTAGCCTTGATTTTCTTCATAGGATGCTCCTTGGGGGGCAGGTCGAAGGAACCTGCCCCCCACTGAACTAAGCCAGCACTACAGTCAGATCCTGAGTCGGCGGCAGCGACCGACTGCCCCGATACAGAATAGCCAATGCAGCACAGGCCATTGTAGCCGTTCCAGCTCCACCACCCGTCCCATAGAACTTCATGAACGGACGGTCTCCATTGATCTTGAACTCTAGTTGATAGGTTTTACTCGATGTGGTATTCGCCATCGTTCCGAGGCATCCGGTTACGATGGCATAAGTCCCACCCGAAGTGGCTGAATTGTACAGAGAGGTCCGCAAAGTGTTCTTAGTTGCACCAGTCTGCGTTTGTCTCTGGACAGCCCAGCACGCTCGATCAAAACCTCGTCCATCAACCTCGATGGGAGTCCAAGATCCAGACGTTGCCAAATTGGCTACGGCTGCTACTTTGAACTTCGCATCCTGTGTGATTAGGTGGGTCATGTCAGCCTCCTAGCTCAGCAACAGGTGCTTGAACGCTTCGGCCTGTCCCACGACTCCGCCTCGGCGGAACTTCGCCAGAAGGCCGATTTGTCCATTCCCTGCATACAGCTCTACCAGACGCTGCACGATCAAACCCATCCGCTCGGCCACATAGTAATAGCTGAAGTCTCCGATCAAGAGAGGCTTCAATGCCGTGGTCATGGCAGGCATAGTCTCGTCGGAGTAGAACGGAACTCCGTCGATTCTTCGGACGAACTGATCTCCCGTTCCAACTGCGCTTCCGGCGGGAGTTCCCTGGAAGAGGAACGGATTCCCAGTTAGGGCGAAGATCGCACCCTGGGTCGCGCGCTTAGAAACCATCGCCACTGATGGACTTGAGGCATACGGAGCAGCCAACGAATAGATCAGACTGCTCACATTTGCCGCAGTGATGGCGTTGGTTCCGGCAGCGGTGACGCCTAGACCAGATGCATACCACGCAGATTGCGGTTGAGAAGTTCCAGTTCCAACCGAAACGAAGTAGTAGTTCTCCCACTCCGCCTCTGCTCGAGCAAATGCATTGGTCAGGAACGGATCGAGGTTCGCCTTCTGATCCGCCATCAGTTCCTCAGAGACCTTGACCAGTTTGGTCCCCTTGTAAACCACTGCGATGGCCTGCCCGAAGGTTGGTTCATCCTCGTTTACAGCTCCCTCTTCCGAGGTGATGGCGAACTTCGCCATTGAAGTACCTTCGGTCGGGATCGGCACTCGATCCAGCGAGGTCTGGATGATCGTCGCGCCCGCACGCCGGATGACGCTCATGTCGTCGCGTTTTGCGACTACCTGATTGAAGAAGTCATCCGGGACCAGATAACCGCCCTCCGCGTCGGTCTGTCCCTGCAGAGCAGCCTTGACCTCTGCTAGATCATCATTCACCTCGATCTGGCTCTTGGCCGCTTCAGCGTAGACCTTCCCGTAAGGAACGCGGTCTCCGGTGCGGAGCCAGTGACGGAAGGCTTTGTTACCTCCCACATCGCTTCCGGGTTCCGCGATCTTCATGAGATTGAAGCCGCCCGCCCAGGCCGGGAGATCGGCTTCCCATTTCTTCTTTTCCTCAGTCAAGCGTGCCTGGAACTTGACCTCATCTGCGGCCTTGGTTTCAGCCTCAGCTTTCATCTGGGCTACAACTAGGTCCGCGATTGCCTTGGTATCAACCAAGGGCTTTTCCTCGTCCATTGGTTTCCTCTCTTTCGATTTGGATTCTTGTACCAATTCTGTCTTACCGCTAGACTTCTCCGCCGCGTTCGCCTCATCGGCCTCATTGAACGCCTCTGGCATCTGGAGTCCAGCAGCATCGAACAGCGCTTTGATTTGGCTCACTCCTAGTGTGCGCGGTTCTGCCGGGGTTGGAGTGAGCGAGTATTCCACCACCGGCCAACGCAGGATTTTCCCGTTCTTCCTT